GATTTTTCAATCCTTCGGGAAAACCCATTTTTGCGATTTATATTATTAATAAATTATTTACATTTTTGGGTTTTACTGAACTAACTGAACTCCAGTCTGATTATAGAGAAGAGTTGCCTTTGACTTGAAGAATAGATAGACTCCAACAGGATTATCAGTATCTAATTCAGATTCAATAGAAACTCCGAATTGTTCTTGACTGAAATCTTCACCTGCGTCTCCAATACCATAACGAACACCAAGACCATATACAGGACCGCCATTAACAACACGAGAATAAGAATTTGCTTGGTTAAGAGTTCCCATAAGATAATCTCTACTTGTATTATCTGGAGAAATTGTTGAGCGTGTCTGGTGAAATACTGGAACAACTGAATCATATAAACCTTTAATAATCTGGGGGTCTATTAATTGAGTCCTTGGTTCGTCTAGAATTACATTATTAAAATCGAACTCTGCTGGATATTTAGTTCCACCCTTGAGAAATTGGACTCTCTTGATATTTGCCAATGGACCGCCGTCAGCACTATTAGAAGCATTAGAAGGATATGTTGTTGCTTGTCCGTCTGCTTGAAGAGTATTAATATTCTGAACTGGCATAAAAGTCATGAATGCCGATTGAAGATTACGAAGGGCAAGAGAATATTGAATCTGTGCGTTAGTTGAATTTATTGAAGTATATAAACTTGTAATTGTATTAAACTCGAATGAACCTTGGGGAGAAGATTGTCTCATATCTGCTGGAAGGTCTCCAATTTCACAACATAATTTAAGGTCTGATAGACGATAATGGGCTTCACCAAGTCCAGCACCAACAACACCATTATTGAAATATAATACATTTGAATCTGGCATTAAGGAAATTTCGACCTGGAGACCCCCGAATGCGTCATTTCTTAAATCTACCATATTTCCAGATTGAACGAATCCGCAAGGCAAGTGAGCGGAGAAAGAAGTTGTCTGTGTTCCAGAAGCATTGTTCTCCATAACAGACTGGCGGAAAGCGTCAGCAGAAGGCATTTGAAGAGTTGTTTCTCCCATATGTCCGATTTGGTCGTTGAGAGAACTAGTTAATGCCGAATAAGTATTAAACCATTTCGCATAGTGGCGAATCTGTTCGCATATCATTTTAGACCTGTGGCTTCTTATAGTTAATTGGTCGAATACATTATAAATTCCAAGACGATTATTCATGGTGATATTATCCCCCGCCTGAACTGGAGAAGGAGTTGCGTCATTATTCTTGAAAGCATTAAAATTACCAACAATTCTTATTGATTGTGGGTCTAATAGACCTTCTTGAGCTGAAATCGTGAATGATAGAATTGGGAAACCATTCTTGAAAGATATAACGCCGTCGGCGGGAACATTATCGGGACGAATCTCAACATATCTACTTGTCATATTTTATAATATTTACAATATAAAATATTGAATTAAAAAATAAATAAAAAAAAAAACCCACTTTTGACAATTATATCTTATAATAAATTATTTACAATTTTGGGTTTTAGTTAAATAAATTAATATCGATACATAATAAATTATTATGACTTCTTTTATCTCCACCCCAACTATCTTTATATTTTTTATCATTCTTTTTCCACTCTTTCATTTTTAATTTATTATCTTCAACTTTATCCCAATATTTCTTTCTAACTGGATTTTTAATATTAACACAATCATATTTATCAATCCAATATTGTTCTCTTTCTTCCCTTTTATCTTCTTCACATTCTTCTAATATCTCAACTTGATATTTTCCAGATTCAATAATTATTCTCGAAGAACATTCATTTTTATCGGATTTATGACATGCGATTCTATGATATAAGTTTTTAGTTGAACCGATATAATTATGGGAATCATTATAAATACGATAAATTAACATTATAACTAAATATAATTATAATCTATTTTTTAAATAGATATGTTGAACTATGGCACAACTTCCACAGAACCAGAACCAATAAGGAATCTCCTTACACTAATAACGAATGAATTGAATAGCTTCGGTTTTGAAGGAACACCAGTTCCAGTATATTTTAGAATTACAGATAAATCTTTGCCCCTTAAATCTAATGCTCCTTGATTTACACCGAAACCCCTTCCGAAAACGAAATTCTCCTGGAATGCCCTGAAACTACGGGGAACAATACCAGCATTATCAAGACATTTTTCAAGTTCGTATAAATGGAATGCGTCAATAGATTTCCTTGACGCAATCTTACTCACGTCAATCGGTCTGCTGGGAACTAAACGCCCCGCAATCTGATATTGAATTTCTTTTAATTCGTCGCAGATTCCAGTATAACCAGAACGATTACTAAATAGAGATAAATCGTCTGCGTCTTCATTCTTTTTAATTTCATAAGTAGTAGTTGCCTGTATGGATTCTTTTGCTGAATAAACCGAAGAATCTTGTGGGATAATTAATAGACTCTTTGCCCGACTATTCTGGGCGAAAACTTGGAATGAAGTCTGGCGGTCAGAAGCAAGAATGCTATTTTTATAATTAGTTGCTGTCATAATATCAATCTCAATATTCTTGCCTTCACGAACCTTCTGAAGCATTCCCCGTTCATAAGCAGGGTCAAGCTCAACTTGAGAAACAATTAAATTTACATTTGAAATGACATAAGAAACGTCATAACTGGAAGAACCTTCAACTGCTCTTGAATATAAACATGCTTTTTTAGATTCAATTGGGAATGCTCCTGCTCCATTATTAGTTATTGGAGAAGCGAAATCAACTTGAATCAATCCATTTGCCGATAAATTTATTGCTGAAATAACTGGGTCTGCTGATAGTTTTCCAACTGCCGTCATATTATCGTCGTCGAAGAAGTTAAAATGTTCCCCAATACAGAAAGGAAACTTGGAAACAGCGTCAGCTCCAGAGAGATTATTTTTAGTATCAATAAATATAGTTGAAATTGGAGTTGTTCCAACAACCATATTATTTGGTGCGGAAATAGAACCATTAACAGAATGGAAGAATGGATTGAGTCGTCCCCTGCGTGTTCTCATAACAGAATCTAATTGTTTAATAACTTCCCCTGCTGGAGCAGTATCTATTTCGATATATAATCCACCAGTCATAAGTATTGGGAATATAGATTCATTCTGGGCGAAAATGCCTGTATGTAATGGGATACATATTTTCGCCTTGAGAAATGAAGCGTCCGTCCATGTATCAGCTGAAGATTGATTTCCAGTGAGTTTTGTGAAATAAGGATTGGTTAGTGTATTTGCCATAAGCGATTGAGTTGTTCCTTGAGTTCCACGATTGGCGACATTATGACAACCAGAACCTTCCCTTAATGCTCTAAAATTACGCTGGGAATTATCTGAATCATAATCATATCTAACACTACATAAAGACGAGTATGAATCCAGCTCTTCTAATAAAGTTGCTCGTGTTCCGTCATATATTCTCACATTTTTCAGTAATGCGGACCCGCCCATTTGGTCTAATGCTAGTTTAGTTGGAACTGGGCTTCCAGAAGGAAGTTTAATCTGAAAATTAAAATCTAGATATGAATCTTGCCCGTTCATGAATTTAGTAGAACTATCAACGAATATTTGAATCTTTTGCCCTGGTGTATATTCCAGCCCATTTTCAGAAGGGACTGAAATATACTTTTGACCGATTCGCATAGTATCTTCAACTTTCCAATAAGAACTCATTTTTATATTTATACTAATATAAAAGATTTAAAAAAAAAATTATTAAAAAAGTTTTTATTTTCCAACTTTCTTTAATGCGTTTTCGTGAGCTTGTTTAAAACTCATTCCATTTTTCATATCTTTTTTCATTTCTTCCATGTGTTTTTTTGAATGGTGTTCTGAATGTTTATCTAATGTTTTTAATTGAGTTTTAGTTAATGTTTTCTGATTCGCTTGAGTCTGCTTCGCCTGACCCTTTTTAACTAAATGAGATTTATCTATTTTATAAGCTTTACTTTTCGGATTTATTGAAGCATAGACTCTTGCCATAGCCCATTGTTCTTTGGATACAACATTCTTTCTCACTGAACTTGGATTTGTTTTATATGCTCCAATTCCTTTATTATATATTGTTTGTAATCCAGATAATTTAAATCCAGTTATTCTTGATATATCTTTTAATGAATGGTCTTCTTTTAATTTAAATCCATACTTCCGATTAAAATCAGTTTTATAAGTCATTTAATATAATTAAGATAATATTTTAAAACCCAATTTTGTAAAAAATATTATTAATAAATTTATTGACATTTTTGGGTTTTTATCCGTCAATTCTTCCAGTGGATACTGGTTGCTGTTGAACTTGTTGAATTTGAGTCTCTGTTTGGGATTTCTGTAAATCGTCTGTTTTCTGTTCTTGTTTTCCGTCGTCAATCATGTCTCCAATTTCACCACTAACACCAGAAGCAATATCCAATGCCCCACCAAGTAAAGCAAGTGGGGGAAATATAGTTCCACCAAGGTCAGCAATAGCTCCGCCAATCTGTAAAACATTTGCCGATTTAGAAGCCCAATTATCTCCAGCAATTCCACCCGCTTTAATATCTTTATAAATATCCATTCCAGCTAATCCAACTGAAGTTATTTCACCAATACCTTTTCCCGCTGTTTCCAATGCTTCGTCAGAAACTCCAAGAGCATTTTTGATTCCAGTTTTGGCCTTACTCATAACTCCTTCTGATTCTTCAGCACCTTCTTCAACAGCAGATTCGGTTGTTGTTTCAGGACCAGATTCATTTTCAGTATTTTCTTCCATTCTATTCTGTTCTTGAGTTGTTGGGTTAGACGCTTTCTGATTAGCATTCCAATCTTTATAAGCTTGAACTTTTCCAGATATTTTACCACTAGCAACAATTCCGCCAATTGCGTCTCTGATACTATTTTCAATATCAGCGGATTTTTGTTGAGATTTTAATCCTGCGATTGTTCCAGCCAATTTATCGTTGTGTTGTTGAATCATACTATTTGCCTTCGTGATTGCTTGGGAACGCATATTCCCTTCTTGAATCGCTCCCATATCTGCCGAATATAAATCCATTTTATAATATTTACAATATAATATTTTATGAAAAAAAATAAATAAATTTATTTTGGATATATCTGTTCTTCGAATCTAATGAAAGCATGTGGGGGATTTTCTGATAATTTTAAATATAAAAATGAATATCTTTCTTTATGAGCTTCTTTATACATATTCATTAAATTCTTTTGTCCGTCTCCAGCTCCGTCTGAAGTTGGAAACATATCTCCATATTCTTCAATAATTTTATCTAATTCTTTTTGATTCTGTTGTTTAGTAATAATAATATCAGTTGCGTTATTTCTAATTAAACCAGAAACAGCTCTGAAAGATTGAGTTGCTATAATATACATATCTATATAATGTCTGAATCTTGTTGAAAAAAATGAGACAGCATTATTTTTACTGAAATCTTTAGTTAATATATCGTCTAATACCAAGCAGAATGTCGGTCTCTCTGTTGCTTCATATTGACTCTGTGATTTTTTAATATCTTCAATTATATTATCGTCATAAGTATCAGTTGCGTCGAAGTATTTAGATAATAGTTTTCCTTTATGACATGAGTGAAGTGTGCTTGATATGACCTTCACAATATCGAATCGGTCCTTATACATTTCAGGGTTCATTAAAAGATTACATATAAGATTCGACTTGGCTGAACGCACAGACCCAATTATCAATAATAAACTGGGAAGAGACGGGAGATTCTCGTGAATACCTTCGAATCTTGTTGAAGGTTCAGGGTCTTTTACTTTATAAACCTTCGGACCTTTTTTCTTTTTTTTCGGTTCAGGATTTTCTTTTTCCATATTTATAATATTATTAATATAATATTTTTAATATTTTATTTCTTAAAATAATTCTTTTCTCTAAACTCATTCCTGAAAAATGAGCTGAAAAATCTCCCTTTTCCCAATCCATATTATTATATGGGTGGTCTCTATAAAATGATTGAATTGTTTTATAAGGAAGAATTTTTATAATCTTATTATTAGTTTTAAGATAATCTTTAGTTATAACACATTGCTCCCAATTGGGTTTAAGTTTATGTTCTGGATATTCAGTTTCACATATTTTCCATATATATTGTAAATAATTTAATGTTTCTTTATTATTCTTACATATCATTATTCCAAGATTCATTGGATATGATTTCTCTGCGTCTTCACTAACCATAATATTTTCATTAATATCAATAAAGTCTTGGAATTTTTTATCTTTATCTGTTATTAAAATATCGTCGTCAATCCATATCATATAATCAATATCTTTATTTCTTACATTTTCCATTTCTCTTTTCAATAGTAATATTTTACTCCATGATATATGTCTTGTTCCATTTAATCTCTGATTTTCTAGAACACATTTATAATTATGTTTATTACAATAATCTTGTAAATGTTTAAAATGAATTTCACTTAATTCAGGTCTATCACTTAAAGAGCAGAACAGAAGACTCGGCGACGAATTATTTCTGTCTGTCATTGATTTCTTTATTTAACTTATATTTTAATTGAAATGTTTTTAATATTTTAAAATTATCATAAAGGAAACCATAACTTTTTAAATTAGAACCGAAGATATTATTGTTCTGAAGTGCGTCTTCTAATAAACCATAATCATAAGGAACAGCATAATTTCTCCCACCACCAATCGCCCACTTATCATTATATTCTTCAGAAATAATAAAATCGTCTCCAAGAAAACAAGCTGATAAAAATTTATCAATTAGATTATCGGATTTAAAATTGAAATGATTATAGAATTTAATAAACCATTCTAAATAATTACTAGATTGATTATAATCTAAACATATTCCCGCATAGCCTTCAACAATATCACATTCTCCAATAGTTCCATAATAACATTTATTTTTAAAATTGAATCCGCTTCCTGTTGTTATATTATTTTTAGTTTTATCTTCAATTAAACTATAAAACAATTGAGAATGATATTTAATATCGTCGTCTATAATTATTAATTTATCTTCTGTTAATCTTTTCTTTTTCATGAATCTAAATCCACCAATGTATTTACATATCGGACCATAATCTTCAATGAAATTAAAAACGACTCTTTTATCTCTTTTACATAATAATAATAATTCTCTTGGAATCTGAAATTTTCCGAATCTCTTATATTCACTACATATATTAATAATAAAATATTTATATCTACATTTTATTAAAGGAATAAGTTCTATTAGTTTATTTATTCTTTTCGGTGTTGTAGCACAAGATAATATGAATCCCATTATAATATTAATTAGATATTAAATTTTAAAGATTAAACGAAAACCCAAAAATGTAATTGTTTTCAACTATTACGGAAAGATAAAACCCAAAAATGCGATAATATTATTTAATAAGATAATTCGCAAAAATGGGTTTCCCAATTAAATTCAATAAATCAATAACAATTATCGAATCTATTACTGCCGTCTCTATATCTGTAAGTGTTGCCAGTTGCTCTATTAATCTGGTTTAACATTTTTCTTTTACCTTCTTCTATCATGGCTTCTTCTTTCTTCTTCGCCTTGCGTTCTTTTCTTATTGCTTCATATTTCATAATTGCGTCTAATTGAGCTTCTTCTAAATCTTTTTTAGTAATCATTGAAGTTGGATAAGAAGGTTTAGATTCTTGGGTTGGCGAATCACTTTCAACTTCTTCTTTTAGTTTCTTAACTTTTTTAAATTTCTGTTTTTTTAATAATTCTTTTTCTTCATTCTCTAATGCTTTCATTTTCTTCTTTTCTTCTGCTTTCGCTTTTCGAACTGCCATAGCTTTCTCCCTTGCCAATGCTAATTTCTTTTTATGTTCTTCGCTCATTGGTTTCCTTGGCTTCTTAACCTTTACAGGTTTCTCAACGGGTTTCTCAATAACCTTTTCTTTCGGAGTAATATCTTCGAATATATCATTCTCATTGGGCTTCTCTTTTTCCTGTATCTTTATCGGTTCTTCTTCAATAAGTTCTTCTTCTTCTTCTTTATCGTCATAAATAAAATTGGGATTATCTTCTCCTGTTATTGGGTCTTTATCTTCACTGAAATTAAATTCAACCATGGAAGGCGGTTTTTTACTCATTATTTATAATTAATATTAAGATTTTTATTTAATATTAATAAAAAATTATTAAAAATTATTGTTAAAAGTTAAAAAAAGAATTTATAATTTAATCTATTAGATTAATCTTCTTCTTGAGAAGAATCGTCCGTCCATATATATTCATAATCATTATCCATTTCCCAATCTTCTTTAACATTATATTCATATTGAAGTTCATACATACATGAACTAAATCGCCATTTCCAATAATCTTTCTTTCTTTCGTCTTCAGCTATTTTAATAATATCAATAATAATATTATTCGGAAGATTACTAAATATTGATTTCATTTTATTCTCTTACATTAATAATATATTTTATTTCTTTAAATTAATTTATAGTCGTCTTTCCAAGTAAGATATTCTTTCCATTCTCTTTCATATTTTTCCATTAAGGTTAATTCTTCGGCATTATATATCAATTCTCTCATACAACATTGGAAATAGTGTTTCTGAAGATTTATTAGTTCTTGTTCTTCAGTAATCTCTTCCATGATATTATTTAGTTCGAACTCAAGATTCTTGATATTTAGTTCTGATTCCATTTTCTACTCTTGATTATAGAAAGCGATAAACCTTTATATGATTTACATTTCCATTGGTTTTCCTTTTTCTCTGAAATATAAACAGACTACAGATTGACCTTGAAGAATTGTCGCATATTGTTCGTTGGAATAAACGAAATCTAAACTGAAATCTGAAACAACCATTTCATAAGGATTATTAAGGTCAAGCCATACAAGGTTCTTGGGTTCATAAAAGATTCTCTGACTAGAGCCTTGAGTTGAGCGTGAATCTGCTGTTGGAAGGTGAGAAAGAATAGTTGATTTATTACCTGTTCTAGCGTTAAAAACTTGCTGACCGAATCCATTCAATCTAACGAATATTGATTTCATACAATTTAAATCTGGTGCTTGGTCTGAAGAAAATGTAATTGCTGGGAATGTTCCAACTCCATTCTCAATTAAACTTCGCCCAGGGAATCCAAATAAATCAGCACAAGAAGAGCCGAAGGTTGGGAAATATTTATTATTGGGAGTTAATATCATTAAATATAATTTTTCAATAAAAGTATCTCCTGGTGCTACAAGTTGGGGTTGATAATCATAAGGGTCATTAGATTTAGTCGGGTCCATGATTAATCTTAAATCAACTTCTCTACAACGATTAATTGGTCTAAAATTAGCAACATTAGATAATAGCATAGCAGTTTCAAACCAACCTTTTCTTGTAAATTCTGAATCTCTTCTTGAATCATAATTAGCTATATTCAATCCTGAAAAATGATTTAATTGAAGAGAATTATCTCCAGTTCCACCAATATATAATACTGGGTGAAGACACCAAGAACATTGATTCACAGGTTTAAAATAACTATTTTTCGGAGAAGTATTCTGATAAGTAATAACTAAATCTGAACCAGAAGCATTAACAAGATAAACTTCCATAACTTCTCCCCTTGCTTTAAATTCAACTGCCGTATAATTATTAGCATTCGTTTTTAGATTATATCTTCCAGAACCTTTTAATGTAGAAGAAGCATTAGCCCAATATTTAACTTCACGATAAACCATGTCTTCTCCATTATTAGCAGAAACAGAATGCCTTATAATTAATTCGTCTTGGTCGTTTCTATGAACTCCAAAATCTTCAAAATAATCTGCTTCGTCAGTTCCCATAGCAAATGATTCGTCAGAATCGTCATTCATATCAAAATACCAAGGTCTCAATAATTCGTCTTCTCTTAAATGACCCGCAACAATATCTCTAGATAAACCAATGCCCCAAGGAATATCTGAAGCGTTAGTATCTTGAAATGTTGCTCTCATTGAACCATTAATCAGACTTAAAGGAGTCCCAGTAAATATTGCTACAGCTGGATTTCCATTATGGTCTCCAGCGGTTCTTGTCATATCTCCAGCAGTATAACTATATAATTTATCTCCGTCTTCTACATAATGAGCGTGGTCTCCAGTTGGCATTTTAGAAGCATTCTGAATCTGGTTCTGATTATATTTAAATTCATATCCAAGAAAATCAAGTCCAGAATTTCTTTTAACATTTACGGAAAACTGGTCGAATAAATTGGGGTGATATTCTCTATGATATTTAGTTAATCTTTCGGCAAATTCGTTCGTTGTTAATTCTAGATATTGACCCTTGGGAACTTGTAAATCTTGGAGTTTCGGATATGAAGTTGTTAAATCTATTTCAGGAATATTAACTTCAGCTCCAAGGTCGTCAAGTAATTCAACTAAATTCAAATCTTCACCAAAATAATCATACCACCAAGAATTATTAGCTGAAATAGTAATTCTTCCGTCTAAATTTACTTTACATGATTGAAGGGCAACTTGAGAATTGGGCGGAATCTTATATGCTGAAGACAAGTCATTCTTGAAGCTAAATGCCGAGTAAATAGATTCTTCTTGTCTGAAAGTATCGTCTTGGTCCTTATTGGTTGCGATTACTAAACTCATTTTATAATATTTATAATATAATAATTTAAAAAAAATAATTTCTGAAAAAAAATAAACATTATAATATAATGCCGAAAAAGGGAAAAACTAAAAAGATTAAACCCATGAAATCTAAACCTGATTATAAACAAGGTTTAAATTATGATATAAAGAAAGATATTAAACCCGATAAGATAAAACCTGAAAAGGTCTTCGAAGGTTATAAAAAGAAAGTTAATAAAAAGAAAAACCCAAAAATGCGAAAATATTAATATAATAATTATTGACATAATTGGGTTTAATTTAAATGATTACGGATAGATAATGATATATTCATAAAATTTATTCGTCGTCAAGGAAGGCACATAAATCTTCTTTAGAGATTGACATTTTCCCTTCACTAACAAGAATCTTTTTTCGTTCATATTCTTTTCTTGCTTTCACATATACTTCGTGATATTCATTAAAATTCTCCAATTCAGCGTCTTCATATTTCCTGATTGTTTTTCCATTTTTACTGGTTGAGCTTGTATTGAATGGATTAATCCCGAATGTTTTAGAATATAGTTTTCCAATAAATTTCTGTGTTCCTTCTTCAGTTAGAAGTGGATTATCGTCTTTTTTACTTCTATCTGTGAATGTTGCCTTGTATTCTTCATAATAATCATTGGCTTTAGATTCAGATAGTTTCTTGAATCCATTAATTTTCATTCTATCAGTTAGATTGAGTTCTTGTCTTAATCTATCAATAAATATCATTTTAGCTTGATTGGATTGAATTTTCTTGATATTGAATTCTTGTTTTTCTTGAAGTTTATTTTTCATATCTGTAAATTGGTTATTATATCTATCCAGTTCTTTTTCGTATCCCTGAATCCATTCATTCTTTTCAGGATTGAATTCTTCTCCGAATGAATCAAAAATGAATCTTCTTAATCCAATAAGATTTCCAATAAAGTTTCTATTCATGAAAATTTCTTTATGATTTTCAATCTCTTCTTCAGGGAGACCAATATATTCATTCATTTTCTTAACGAATGGCATATCCTTATGAATTGAATTAATCATTCGTTCCTTATCTTCTTTTAATAATTCTTTAGTTTTCTTGATATTGGATTGAGCTATTTTCGTATCGTCAATGAATCCCCTTTCAGTTAATAGTTTCTTGAAGTGGGCGTATGGATTAGAACTATAACAATCTCTATTATATTTTAGTTGATTGAATACTTCCTTGAATATTGAATGAACCCTTGAAATTTCTTGGTGAAGATAATCATTTCTCTCACACCATTTCTGAAGATTATTAGAGTCTTGAATACAATCTTCAAGAGTATTGAAATCTACTTCCCGACATTTTTTTCTCTGGAATAAATAATATAATCTTGTAATATTTCTATTGCGATTAATCTGTTGAAGCATATCCCTTGGGTCAATTGTGGATTCTTGATAGAAACAGAACACAGGTCTTTCCATGACTGAATCAATCCCATAAATAACCTTGGGACTGAAAATAATTCTATCATAATCGTCCCAGTTATAAGATTCATTAACCTTACTATCGATAATAAGAATATTGGGGTCTCCAATCTGTTCCTTGAGTAAATGACAGCTTCGGGCTTCGTCGCAAGGACATATCCATTTCTTTTCTTTTTTCATTAAATTTACTAATGTTTTAATATCAAGAACTTCTTCAGCTTTCTTGCCGTTATTGTGTTTATATTCATTTTCAATAAATACTAATTTTTCCTTCTTATCCTTTAGTGCGAAATCTAAAAATTTAAGTGATTGGTCTGAAATATCAGCGTCAGTCATAAATACATATTCAGCGTCATTGAATAATTCAACTAATAAATCCATGATTGGAATTCTGATTCCATTCTTGGAAAGTGTTTCAGAAGTGAATAAATGTTTAATGATTGAATTGAACTCGTCAAGGAATAATACATATCCGCAAGTTGCTCCTTGCTGACACCACCATTGAAGCTTGAGAAGTGAATCAATCTGAATAACATAATTATCACCTGGGTCAAATCTATTATTTTCATACCAACCGCAGTCAATACCTTCTTCATTGAAAGTGTTATATTGTTCTAATCCAAGAGATACACGAGAAACAATAGAAATGAATCTATGTTTTTTCGCATTCTCTTCATTTTTCATAAATGATTTAAATGAAGTTGTTTTTCCAGTTCCAGTGTCAGATTTAATCGCAAAATATTTCATACTTATTTCACCAAGTTTCGGTTCAGTTAAATCCATAAAATATTCATATCCAAGTTTATTTCTGTTAATCTGAATATCTGATTTTTTCTCATTTTTAAGGATTGGTTTCATTTTAAAATAATCCAGTGAAGTTCTTGCGTCTTTATAGCTTGAATTTAATAGAATATGATTAATAGCATATAAATTTTTATGACCTGTGATTCCATTGTAAAGGTCTTCATTATATAATTTATTGTATTCTTTAGAAGACATACCTTCACTATATTCTTCCCATAAATCTTTTCTGCCAATCTGTTTCATGGCAGTTGAAAATAGTAGCCAACCTGAATAAGATTCAAAATATTTTTTCTGGTCTAAACCTTCAATAATATTTCTCAATAGTTCTTCAGGGAAGTTGTATTCGTAAAGGGATTGGTCGCAACCGATAATCTCTTCAACAATAACTTCATTTTTTCCAGATTTATCTTTAATCTTTTTTACTCTTGTTTTCTTCTTACCTTTACTATTTTTATTGGGATTATAATAATCTATTGAGTGAATAAAATCTAATACAGAATCAGGAATTTTATTCATTTTCTCTGTATCACCAGATAGAATTGTATATTTCTTTTTATCCCTGATACAACCTGGGGCAAGGATAAGACCGCCGTCATTTCTAATATCAATATGGGATTCTTCGTCTTGTCCCTGTTTTAGTGATTCTTCATATTGAAAATATAAATGAAAACCGCCTGAAGGAGTTCCAACCACGAAAGCTCCAAGGTCTTCATTCCATTTTTTCGGACATGAACCGAATTTCTTAATAAATATATTATCTTCAAGTTTATCGTCTTTATTACAATCAATATCAATAACAGATATATTATTTTTCTTCCCAGTAATTAATGAATAATTTCTTGGGTTTTTTCCCTTATGATTTACTTTATAATAAATAGATAGACATAAGTCAGTAATACAGCTGTCAGGGTCTTTAGTCCAACGACCCTTGGGGCGTTTAGAATTGGGAAATAACTCAACTGCTTTATATTTCATATATTTAGTATTAGATATTTTTTTTTCGGATTTAAACTTATTATTCTGATTATTATTTCCGTTCATTGTTTTCTACTCTTACTTATATAAATCGTCATTTCTTTATATAGTTTTAATCTGGAATTATTACACTTAAAGAATCTAAATTATAATGTTTAAAATTTCCGATTTTTAAATTCACCATAATATTTTATGACTCCAATATTTAGCTGTATCCTTCGAAGTTGCTTTCCCGTGTCTAGCATAATATCTTTTTTTCCTTTCTGGGTCATTATGGTCTAGAGATTTATAATGTCCCAGTTTATCCTTGAATTGTCCGTAATCTTTATGACCGAATCCAATCTTTTTATATCCCCTTTTATTATCTGACTTAACATATACCCAATATTTATTTTTAGATTTAGTTTCATTCTTCCATGGTTTATAAAGTATCGGCTTCCCTGATTTATCCAACGGCATTATATATTATTAAAGATAATAATTGAAAACCCAAAAATGTAAATTATTTTATTATAATATTAATCGCAAAATTGGGTTTATCAAAGATTACTCCGTTTATACTAATCTCTGAATTTCGGGTTCTGGCGAAGGTTCCCCCTGTGGTTCTTGAGTTTTAGTTTTATCTTTATCTTTATCTTTATTTTTATCTTCTTCAGTATCAGATTCGTCTTTAACTTCTCTGACACAATTCAACAATCCGAAACATAAATTAATTTTAACGCAACGAGATTTAAAAACAACTAATAAAACCGAAGCTATTGCCGAAGCAGATATAGTTATTAAATTAGACCAATCATTCGCATTCCATACATAACTTTCGTCTTGAGATACAATTACAATATCATTAGATTCTGACATTCTTATATTATTTTATGAGATTTTTTTTTATAATTGAAAATTTATATTTAATTATAATATATGGAACAATCAAAATCTAAAAGACCAATTGAAGAATTATCAGATTCCATAAGGGAATTATCGTCTGATATAAAAACCATTAGAAATGATTTAGCATATATCAAAAGTAAGATAAAAGAAAAAGTTATTAAAGAAGAAATAGAAGAACAGAAACTCAAGGAAGAATGTGTTATTGAATCGAAAAGTTGGTGGTGGGGTTAAATTTAATTTTTATTTAATTTTTTTTAGAATATTTTTATTATATTATAGATATTATAAAATGACTAAATTAACGAAGGAATATAAACAAGCGATATTGAAACTCCTTGCTGAAGTAGATAGAAAGGATTTATGTCAGCATGTTAGACGACCAACAAGACCAGAAGACCCAGCTGATTTTTTAGAAGAATTAATTGCCGAATTTCCAGTAAAAAAAGAAAGAAAAGAATTTAAAATTCGTGAAGACGCAACTTTTTAATTTTTCCGAAAATTAAATAGTTTAAAATAAAATATTTTATAGATTAAAATGGATAAAGTTAGTTATGAAGAAATTATATCAACTTTAGCTAAATGTGGAAGACCAGATTTAATCCAAGAATTAAAAGAACATGTAAAGATAGACGAAGATTATAAACCGCCGAAATTTATTAAAAAAGATAAATATTCTGATAGTGAAGGTTCAGCAGAAGAAGAAGAAGAATATGAAGTTCAAGTTGATTCTAATGGTTTCCAATCATTAAAATAACCACCAATTAATAAAAGATTATATCTTTCTGGGTGTTTTTCCTTGAACTTTTCTAGACTATGATTTTTCCGATAATAATAATAACTATTTTTAGCTTTATTTAATTCTCTTTTTTCTTGATATTTTTCTTGATATTTTTCTTTATTATTGTGATAATGTTTTTTCGCTTTATCACGATTATAAGTTTTAAATTCGTCTGTATCTTTTAACATATCATATCTTTCTTTTTCTCTTTCTCTTTTATTCTTGTAAGATTTAAGAATATTGTTAATCTGTTCTTCAGAAAAATCCATTGACATTATCTATACTTAAGATTATATTTTATTCTTTAATATATTTTCTAAAATATTTTTAAGATTAGAGTCCATTTTCATTTCAACTTTTAATTCTTCTTTAGCGAATTGAAGTTTATCAATTGTATTTTCTGAATGTTGAATACAACACATTATCTTAAGAATATCTTCTGTTATTTTAACTTGATTTTCCATTCCGAAAAATAAAGAATTTCCTTCACCTTGATTAGAATTATCGAACCCCTGACTTGCTCTATGGAATTTTTTAGTCATAACCATTGTTGCTTCATGAATCAATCTTTTCTGATTTCCACAATCTATCATATACATTTCCCAATCTTTATCTGACATTGTGAAAAGCATTTTATCACAGCCAACGCAACTAACTTTATTATCTTTCATAACTCCATAACTATAAGATAAATATGTTGGAAAATAAATATCGTCGTCGTCCATAAATGCTATAACTTTAGAATTAGCAGATTTAACTAAATCATTTCTCTTTTTTCCGATACTTCTCTTTTTTTTATTATTAATATAAGTTAATTTCATTGGAGATAAATGGTTTTTAATATCTTGAATTTCATTATCTAATATTAATTTATTTTCTCCGTCGTCGTCAATAATAACTTCTAATTTATCATGGGGATAATCTTGAATTTTAAGATTTCTCAATAATAATGGTAAAAACTTTCTGCGATTAAAAGTTGGAACAAGAATACTAATATCTGTCATTTATAATATTACTAATATTTTTATTTTAATTATTAAACGAAAACCCATTTTTGTAAATTATTTATTATATTATATTTTTACATTTTTGGGTTTTTCTGATTCCCTTTTTGAGCCATTTGTTCTTGAAGCAATTGTTCGGCAATATTGAAACTTGCTACAACTGGACGCTGAATTTTAAATAATATAGTTGATTGTTCTGAAGTTCTAGCATAACTTCCGTCTGGGTCATGAATGGAACAAGTTAAAGACGCTAATCTTATTGGTTTAGTAATTGTGAAATTTAATGAACTTTCTTGACCGAAATAGAAATCTCCGTCTCCATTAATTTTATCAACTATTCCAATAATCGGCATAGTTGTATTGTTAATCTTTCCACCAATGAAAGGAGTTCCTTCTAAAATATTGCTTCTAATTGTATAATATCCCCTTATCATTCTAGTTGGTAAATTATCAGCAATAATAGTCATAGAAGTTGTTTTATGAACTATTGTCTGAAGAACTTTATTATATGATAGAAATGTAGTTCCAGAAGCATTAAAACCTTTAACAGCAACAGGAGTATTTATCATATTATTATATAATGGAGTTGAAGCCCAATTGGTAGAAAATATCTTTGTATCACCTTCAATAACTTCGGCATTTGTAGTTAAATAAGATAAATTATTAGCGTTTCCCCTTTGAATTCTAACTTGTCTATTATTAGTTCCGTGAAATTGTTTATAACTGAATCCAAGTAATCCCCATAAAGATTGAGTCCATAATTCTTCTGGAACACCGAAATCTTCAACCATGATTCCGCATAATTGGTCGTATATTTGAAAGGGTAAATAATTTGGATTGGTTCTTATAGCTTTAAAGTTCTGCGGTCCAAGAGCAGAATAACTGGTTAAATTATAATCGTCGAATGTATAAGGACAGCGGTCAGGAGTGTAATCATTATATAAATCTGGTGGATTAATTTTATAAACTATATCTTGAGCGTCGTCGTCTATTGGTGGGGGAGAAGAGAAATAAGGTTTCCCTGCGTCCATTGTATTTCCCCGATTCATTGAAGTATGAAAATCAGAAAAATTAAAATTAGTTCCGTCCCAATTTAATCTTGGATTATCTGCTCCAATATATAATAATTTTTTCCAAGGTCCAAGTAAATAATCTGGTGTTGTAATAGTTGAATTAAATATTGGATTTGGAACATTAAAAATAGATATTTGAGTTGAATTACTATTTTTAAAATCTGGGTGGTCCGCCCAACCAGATTGGGGAAGAATGTAATACATTCCTGGAGCGTTGAAATGTAAATCGAATCCAATTTTTCTTCCACCTTCAAGAGTTCCAACATGTTCTCCATTATCAGTTTCTTTTAATTCGTTGAATGGTGGAGAACCAATTCCATTTGTAGCATGTTTGAAAGGATAAATTCCAATATAATAATCATTTTCGTTAGTTGGGTCTGTTCCTTCGAATACTCTTCCAAGACAGCCGTAAGTGAATTGTTCTAATCCCATTTCAGGTTTTTCATAAAATATTTCAGATTGATTTTTATCATGAAATAAAGGAAGCAATAAAGATTGAAGTTGTGCGTTTGCTGGTGGAGTCCAAGAACGGGGTTGATAATATCCGCCCCAGCCCAATTGTGTATTGTCGAATCCTGCTGGGTTTTGAAGTGATTGTCTTCTAAATGAATATCTATTAATATGAATCCAACGAGTATTATCAATATCGCAACCAGCATTATATCCAGAATTTCTATCATTAAGATTATCAATAATTTCAGGATATATTTTTTGAGCGTCGAAGAATGCTTTTAATAAATCACAATTCTCTTTTGTATAATTAATTGCTAATAATAATGGTGTGTCTGGGTCTGTAAGAGTTGTTAAGTTTTGACCTTTTATTAATTCTGAACCCTTGATTCCATTATAAACACTTGTTCCTGGTCCTAATGCCCCCAAGGTTCTATTAATTAATCTTCCAGTTTCATATAATTCTGGATATTTACAAGCTACAATATGATATTGTCTTTGCCATTCATAACCAGAAGCATTATTCCAACCTGGTCTATATCCTTTATCATGTGCCGAGTTAGATAATCCAACTAAATTAAACCATTGTTGAAAATGGTCTGAAGTATTATCTCCAATATTTCCAACATAAAAGGCTTTATAAGTTTCTGATTCTAATAATTTAGAAACAGATTGGGGATATTGGTCTATTCCTGAATTATCTTGAACTAATACTTCTTCATTAATAATATTCTGTAATTGTCTTGAAACTTCAGTGGCAATAAAATCTGGTGAATTAAAACCTGCTGGAAGTGTAATTGTTTTTAATTCTGAATATGTTCTATAGATTGCGTTTTCTGGGTCTCTTAAATCTGTCAATGGTAAATCTGGCTGGGGCAATTCAGTTCCCAGAGAGTTTTCTGTGAAAAATGTTTTATCTCTAATCATTAATGTATATCTTGAATTATCATGTTTGGGTTTTAATAAATCTGGGTCTCCTGAATTAGTCAAGGCAGAATAAAATGCTGGTGCTTGATATAATCCAGGTCCAGTGCTATTATTATAAGCATTAAATTCTGTTAATGAAGCTCCAGCTACGCTACGATTATCTCTGTCAGTGAAATTCTGCCTTGGATTAGCGTGTGGATAATACCACCTTCTCGGAAGATACATAGAATTAAGTGCGTTTGCTGGAACGAAATAATTTATTGTGAAATTTAATTCATTATCTTTGATTGCTATTTCAGGTTCGTCAAGTTCAACTTCTATTTTAGAATATCTTGAAGGAAGATTATTATCTTTTCTATCTCCATTAGACATTAATTTTTTTAATTTAATAGTTTTGAATTTATATTTCTGTCCGAGTTCTTGTCCTTTTATTTCTATACTACTAGATTGACCTGCTCCCCTTTCAGATATGAATGCTCCATAAACGGAAACTTGGTCTTTGGGATTCAACATGAGAATATCTTGAAGATTATTAGTCCATAAGGAAAAGTTTTCATTGTTTCCCCCTTTAGCTTCTTCAGAATGTAATCTGTTCGCTTCTATAATCTGTATGTCGGAGAATTGGTCCATTTATAATTTATATAATATAATAATTATTTTATTTTAATTTAAACCCATTTTTGTAAAAAGATTATTAGAATATATAATCGCATTTTTGGGTTTAATCTAATATTATTAGTGTTATTATTTAAAAATATGGCAATATATATGGTATTAATGTGGTATTATTAGTATTTTAGCACTTAAAGACTAACTAATTTTAAAATTAGTTATTGATTTCTTTAAATAGTTATAATAAAGTTAAATTAATTACTTAAATATAATATATTAATATACTATTATTATGATATTTTACGGAAAAAACGGAACTCTATGCTTATATTACAAGGGATTATTGATTTCTTCATTTCCTTTAAGTGATAAGAAGACTATTGAAAGATATTTATATCAAGGGACTCATTTAATCATGAAGTCTAAAGGAATTCCAATCAAGCTACAGATTAAAACATATATTCATTTCTGTAATGAAATATATACAAGAAAATTAAATAAACAATCAATCAGAAGGTCAGACCATATATACTTTCTAAATTGTTTATCTGCTTTATTAAGATTAAAGATTATTGATAATGACGAATTGAATGGATATATGAAATTTAATCGAAAGTTAAAATAATTGGATTCTCTGGAGTTGCGTGTCTAATCTTAATATTTGTATATTGAACTGATTTATAAACTTTCTTATCTTCTAATGTTTTCTGAACCTGCGGAGAGATATATGGTTTAAATGTTATTCCAATTAATTTCATATCGTCCTTTAATAATTTACAACAACGACGAACTGAAGGAATATCTCCGAATTGTTTTATATAATCCATATCGTCTATTATCTCTTGAATACTTTCATATTTAGAACAATTTAAATCATATCCAGCTTTACAATAATTAATTATAAATTTCGCAATATTCATGACTTCATTCTTTTCTTTAGTTGTTAATAACTTCTTCGGATTCTGTTTCTCTAGATAATTTATTAATTGGTCTTTATCTTCAATATTGAAATAATTATTCTTTATTTCTATATCACCCCTTAAATAATCTTTTAATTTATTCTGAATATCTTTCTTATTATCTTGGTGGCTGAAAACAATCTTTAATCCCAAGTGATTTATTAAATCAATTAAATCATTTTTAGAATGCGACTTGTGTATCATTTATAATCTATATAATATTTTAATTTTAATTTTTTAACGCATTTTATTTTATCTGATATTATTATAAATATAAATGCCTTATCTTCGTGGAAAACTAAAAGGACAATTAAAATCAGCAGAGATTAGAAAGATTGTTAGATTACATAATGAATTATCTAAAGTTAAAATTCCACCACGATTAGACCGAGAAGGATTAATTAAATTCATTGAATCTCAAGGTTTTAAAATAGACCATGAAAATATGAAAATAGTTAATAAAAATAAAATGAAAGAAACATTAACTTTAAAAGAAGCTCAAGAAAAGTTTCCAGTTAAACCAAGGAAAAAGAAAGAAGTTGAAAAACCAGAAGATAAAAAAGAACCTTTACAGATTGAAGATAAAGTTGGTATTGGTTTAATGGGAACTGCTCCAGCAGGTAAAGGTAAAGAGTTTGATATTAAGGTTAAGAATACTCAAGAAATTATAGAATATATTAATTCCAAGTTTAATCTTGATAAACAACTCAATCAATCGCAGATTAAGAAATTAGATAGTTTATTTAAATTAGAAAAAGAAAATCGGAATTCTGTATTGTCAATAAGGATTGACGAAACAATGGGAGACAATTTTATTGATACAGAAGGATTAGTATATATACGACCTTATTACGCCGAGAAAGGTAAAAATAAAGTTCCAGCTAATAAGCAATTTAAATTTATTAAATTAAAAGGCGAATTAAAAAAAGTAGAGAAACCCGTAAAGAAAAAGAGAAATTTTAAAGTTGAAGCAAGAGAAAGAAGTAAAATGATAAGGGAAGCAGGAATCGGAAATCCTTATAAAATTCTTGGAATAAAAGCTTCTGAAGAAACTCCTGAATTAGTTAAAAAGAAATGTAGAGAATTAAGACTTAAAAATCACCCAGATAAAGGCGGAGATAAAGATAAGTTTGATTCAATTCAGAAAGCTTGTGATATTTTATTATCTACACAGAAGAAATTGTAAAACCCAATTTTGTCAATTATCTTTATTAATAATATTATCGCATTTTTGGGTTTTGCGTTTATCCAATGAAATTAAAATATTTTAAGTTATTATAGAATGACTCAATTCGATATTGATTATAAAAAAGGTAAAGAATCTGAAATTAAATCATTGCCCGACCTTCAAGAAGTATTTGGAAAAGATTTAAGTTTAGACCCAGAAATGTTCGCCCATTTTGATTATTATAAAGATAATATCATGTGTGAGCTAAAAACTAGAAAAGATATTAAATTTATAAATGGAAAATTTCATTATACAACAAGAAACGGATATGAAATGATTTTAGATTCAATTTATTTTGACGCTGTTAAAATGAGATTCGCATTTCAACATAATAAAAAAAGAAAAGATAAAAAAAGATTCTTTATGATTTGGAAATGTAATAATGAATATTTTTATTGGGAATTGAATTGGGATAAAGTTGAATATTTTATTGAAGAACATAATCGGGATTTCGGTCATGGATATAAACAAGTTAGAGATATTATTAATGTTAAAGTTGAATTTATAAAACCTTTATCTACTCTTTCTCTTTGATATAAACCTTATCCATTACTTCTGTTGAATGACCCATTTTCTCTGCCAATTCTTCTTGCTTCTTCTTAAGTTTCCCGAATTCACTATCAGCTCCGAAATGGTGCGAAGCTACAATCTTTCTCATTAAAGTTGTTGATACTGATTTATTAAGATATTTTTTTGAAGTTTTCATTAATAGTTGAGAAATCATATTTCTAGATAATGGATTCCCAGTTGAACTAACGAATAATATATCTCCATTCTTTTTCCCAGTTTTTCTAATATACATATTTAGAATCTTCTCTAAATCCTTGGGAATATCAATCTTCTTTTCACCATATTTTTTACTGGTTTTATATTCATTATAAACCCCGAACATTTTATTCTTTTCTTTCACTAAATAATTATTTTCCTTCTTTTCTGAATCTGTTAATTTATTATATTGGGTTTTTGAAATTAACTTTTGACCCGCCATATCATTTCTAGTGGGAATTCTAATTAACATATTATAAAGAGTATAAACCATTAATAATTCTCTGTCTTTTCCAGTTAATTCAGCTTTCTTTTTTAATCCTTGACTTTTAATTTCATTTTCCATTTTTTTAATCATGCCTTCAACTTCTTCATATTCAGCGAAGTTGGATTTCTGTTTCTCTGAAATCTTGCCAGAACTCATTTCTTCGTCATATTTAGTATTTAATTCATTTCTCATTTTATCATATTTTTCAATTAATTCATTATATTTCTCGTCATGATTCAATGCCATTAATAATACTATAACCGCATTATAAGTATTTCTTCTTGAAGTATAAGCCTTATCTTTTAATTTTTCCGCAACTTTATCAGGGTCAGATAAAAAATCATAATTATCAGAATTAAATATCTTTTTCAATTTATTCAAGTGAGTCTCATATTGTTTAATTGTATTGGTTTTTAAATTTGGTCTTGCTTTTGAAATTTCGTCCATTGGTTTTTCAGAATTAATCTTCATATATTTATACATATATTAAGATTATTTTTTTAAATAAAAATTAATAAAAAAAGATTACTTTAATTTATTGTCTTTTACATGATTCAATAATTCTTGATTAGATTCAAGAAGTTTTTCAGTCCATTTCTTAAGGTCTTCATATTTCTTTTTTTCTTCTAAATATTTAATCTTCCAACGATTACATTTTTCACACACTCTATAGAATCCGCCGAAAGGTTCTTGCCACATTTTATAATACTAATTATATTTTAATTTTAGAAACCCAATTTTGTTAAAAATTATTATAATATATTAATCGCATTTTTGGGTTTTCTTAAGCATTAATAATATCGAACATACCATTTGACAGACGAGCTACACGGAGATATTCACAGAAGTTTCTCATTGTATCTGCTGTTGTCCCAGCATATCCACCCGAGAAATGAAGTTCTAAACCACGCTGACCGACTCGCCCACCAGTTAATTTAGTTCCAAGATAGAAGAAATGACCCCTTAATTCTGTGTTCTGGGTTCTTCCCTGTAAGCTTGAAGTAGCAATTGTGTCCTTCTGGTTGGCGAACTCGGTTCTTGTAAGGAATGGAACGCCTTCTGCGTCTGTTAGAACACTGAATAATCTCGCTGTATTATCAATATCAGAAGTAAATTCGAATCTATCATTATATCTAATATTATATTTTACAGCACCAGGAACACCAGAAGCATTAACAGAAGGAGCAATGCTATTGGCTTGAGATAGAATATTAACTTCGCTCTTTCCAGTATTAGAAAATAAAGTAAGAACTCGGGGAACAATACGATTTGCCATACCAAGATTTCTAATGATTCCATTGGTTAAACTAGTAGCATTCACAGAAGTTTCAACTAAACGATAATCAACGAAAGAGAAACTCATATCTTTATTAGCATTGGCGAATCTCTCCATTTCGTCGCTCATACCATAATAAACATAATCAGCACAGAATTTTAAATCTGTCCTGCGAATTAATACTTCATTCCCAGTTGGTTCAATTGCGTCAATCTGAACTCGTGTATTGGTTGTTGGATAGAAAGTTAATTCAATATTTATTGGTTCAGAAATCATGTAAAGTGGAAGCTGATTAACCTTAAGGAATGGGAAAAGGTCTGATAAATCAATTGAAAAAGTTGGAGAATCTTCGGGATTTGCTCCGTTCATTTCTATTTGAATTGGGACATTCAAGTCCCCGTCGGCATATTCTAAACCATTATCTAATTCATATCGCCCTGCCGTGTCTCTTGTTCCGTCTGAATATCGGAACTGGTGATTCATAAATCGCCCCGTTGTAAATTGTTCTCTTTCAACATTATTTTCATTCTTAATCAATGCCGATTTAACAGCATGAAGAGAATCCCAAGAAGAAACTTCATTCAGGGTTTTATTACCGATTTTCAATACTGCCTTCTTAACTAACTGACCCACACCAGTCGCAGGATTGAAATATCCACCGCCAACCGACGCATTAACTTGTGCCGAAATAAATAGTTTAGAATGTGAATGAAGGAATCCTTTATTCTGAAGAGTGAAACGGCAGAAGCCGTCTTGGGTTGCTGAACCTTGATTGAAAACAACAGGCTCAAGTAAATCTGTCTCTATATTCTGTTCGAAATTAACAGGAATTTTTGATAGTGAAATAAGGTCAGGAATGCTTCCTTGGTCGTCAGAATAACTCATAATTTATAATAATAATTATATTATAAATTCATTAAAA